TACCAATCCGTGGACTAGGTTCCGTGGGTGTGGTCACTGATGTTGACCCCTACAACCTCCCCACCAATGCCTACACCAGAGCCAAGAACATTAGGTTCACTGATGGCAATGTGACCCGTGGCCCAGTCTACCGGGCTGTGTCCTCTACAATCCCTTGGAACCCTGTGTTCTCCTACGGCCTCACTGCACTCTCTGGTTACGATACTGTGTTGTTGGTGGATGATACCTTTGACATCTATGAGTTCTCCAATGGCACCTTCACGCAGAGGTTTAACTCCGGCACCTCCACGACCATCTATAGGACCACAGCAACCACGTTAGCGGATGTGCAATACGTCAACCGTGCAGACCAAGTGCCTGTAGCAAGAACACCCTCTAGCACTAACTTTACGGCTCTGGCTAACTGGCCTCCTAACTACACCACAACAGTCCTTCGATCTTTTGGTGACTTCTTGTTGGCTCTAGGCACTGTGGAGGCAGGTACTAGCTATCCTAACCGTGTGAGGTTCTCAGACCCCGTGCTGGCCAACCAAGTGCCAGATACATGGGACGAGACTGACTTGACTAACAGTGCTGGCTTCAATGACCTCGTGCAAATGAAGACACCCATAATGGATGGTGCCACACTAGGTGCCAACTTCCTTGTGTATTCCCAGGACCAAGTGTGGATGATGGAGTTCGTAGGCGGTACGTTTATCTTTAACTTCCGTAAGGTCTTTGATGATGCCGGCGTAATCAATCAGAACTGCATCGTGGAAGTAGAGGGTCGCCACTACGTTTTCGACCAAGATGACATCTATGTGACTGATGGCAACACCCGTCAAAGCATATGTGACGGCAGGGTCCGTAAGTACATCTTTGGTGGCATGGACACCTCCAAGACCACTGAGTGCTTTGTGGTCCACAACAGTGCCCTAGAAGAGATATACTTCTGCTACCACACAGGCGACGATATGGCCCTGTACGCAGATGGAACCCACTGCAACCGTGCAGCTGTCTACAACTACAAGGAGGACGTTTGGTCCTTCCAAGACCTCCCCAACGCAGTCAGTGGCACAGAGGCCTCTGTGGACAGTGTGTTCTCATATGCTGATGCAACCCAGACCTATGATGACATTGGTGGCTCCTACCACGACCAAGAGAGCCAGAATACCCGTAGGTCTCTGCTAGTGTCAGCTACTGGTGGTGGCGTTGCAGACAGCAAGCTCTATGGTATCGACCTAGTGGACCAAGGCAACTTAGCCCAGTCTGTAGACACCACAGTCTCCTCTCCGCTTCTACTGGAGCGTGTAGGCATAGACCTAGATGACGTTGGTATCCCTCTTAGCGGCTACAAGGTCATCTCCAAGGTCTACCCTCAGATGTCTACTGATAACTCAGATGCAACATTTGGTTTTACCTTTGGTGCTGCTGATACTCCTAATGCCACCCCCAACTACCAGACTGAAGTCACCTTTGACTCCTCTGATGCTTACAAGGTGGATACACGGATTGCTGGTAGATACCTGTCCTACAAGTTGACTACAGCCACACTCAAGGACTTTGCATTTAGTGGAATGGACGTTGAAGTTGTAGTCACAGGTCGGAGGTAACTTATGTCACTATCTGACAAGATCAACATGCTGGTGTCTACTTACACGAGACGCCAAGCACCCAGCCTCAACCCTGACTTCCTACCCAACTATTTGCAGGAAGAACTCAGAGAGATAGAGGCCTCTATAAGGTCTCTCAGTGATGCAAGTGTGCAAGTGGCAGACAGAGCCCCAGAGAGCCCCCGTAAGGGCATGGTTCGCTATGCTGTGTCCCCTTGGAACCCTCTAGGTAATGGGACTCAAGGACTGGTTGTCTACAACGGCACCGCGTGGGCGGCAGTTTAACACTTATATAAAGAACAAAAGGAATATCATATGTGGGGCGCAATAATCGGCGGTGCCATGGGCCTTATGGGCGCAAACAAGCAAGCCAAGTCACAAGACGCAGCAACAGCAGCCCAAATGGCTGGCTTCAACCAATACAAACCATATGTGGACGCTAACCTATCTGGCGCACAAGCTGCACTAGGCGGTGTACTAGAGACTGGTGCCTACGGTGGTCAAACCTTAGCCGCACCAAACGACTTCCAGACTGGTACTGCCACCAACATGGGCAACATCGGCTCTAACCTCCAGAACTCTGGTTACGGCATGATGAACAATACGTCTGGCTTTGGAAACAATGCCAACTCCTTGTTCAATCAGTACCAAGGCATGGCAGAGGCAGCACAGGCTGATCGGCTTTCTACAGCCATGGACTACGCTAGTGCCAATGCAAACCCATTGGTTGACGCTGCGATGCGTGATGACCGCCGCAACCTACAAGAGAACACTCTGACAGGCATCGACCTTGCAGCAAGTAACTCAGGCAACATGAACTCCAGTCGTGCTGGCGTAGCTGAAGCAGTAGCCAACCGCGCCTTCGATGACCGCCGTGCTGATGTCGCCTTAGACGTACAAGACAGGCTAATTGACCGCAGCCTTGCCCAACAGGCACAGCAGTTCTCTGATCGTGGTAATGCGTTGCAGGGTGCAGGCATGGCCAACGAAGGCATACAGAACGCTTACACCCAAGGTCTCAATACACTGGGGCAGGGTGCCAACTTCGGTATGAACGCAGGCAACTCTCTACAAGGCTATGACCAAGCGGCACTCAATGATGCACAGACTAACTTCGAGCGCCAGCGTGACTTTGAGATGCAGCAGCGCCAAGGCTTTCAGTCTGGTATTCTAGGCAAGGCACCAGCCAGCGTGGGTAACATTGCTGCAAACAAGGTTGATCCATTCCAAGCTGCCATGGGCGGTGCGATGGGTGGCTTTGGGTTCCAGCAGCAGTATTTCCCACAGCAGCAAGCTAACACGACTTGGGCCTCAAATGCAGTAGGCAATGTAGGCAACAATCCACTAGGCCTTAGCCGCCCTAGCTTTAGCTTTTAGGAGGTAGATAATGGACCCTCTAATTCCCCCCGGCATCCAAAAGGCAGCAGATGCAGCTGGTCTTTCATGGAACGAGTATATGAATACGTTGAGCCCCCAAGACAGGGCAGACGCAGACCGTGAGATTGTTTTTTATGACGAGATGCGCAGGAAGCAGCTTGCCGCAGGCAATCGCAGAGACTTTATGGGAAGAACTCTATCTGGCCCTCTGCCAGAGGTATCCAATCCCGTTTTAAATGCTTCTACACCGCAAGACCCTCTACTTACACACCCTACTTTTATCAACATAGCAAAAAGCCAAAACAAAACTCCGCAAGAGTATTTAGATGGCCTAAGCCCAGTTATGTTAGAAAATAGTAGAAAGATACTTCTTGGTGTTGAGCCTGAAGCACAGACACAGACAGCCGCGCAACCACCAGTTCTTCAAGCAAGTACAGGCTCAGAAGCCGGTGTTGGCGAAGAACCCGGTGTACTCATGCGCAATGAGCAAAACATTCTCCAAGACAACATTGGTGAGCGCCAGTTGCTAGAGGAACGTATTGCTCGTCATTCAGCATCTATAGACACTGAAGAAGACGTTGCGATACTTCAGCAGATGCAGAAGAAACTGGTTGACTTAGGTGGCCCTGTCGAGAGCAAACTAAGCACATCTCAGTATGATGCAGCAGCTCAGGCATACTTAGGACAACTGCGTGGCCAGAGAGAACAGGCAGCAGCAGTTGCTCCAGATGTAAGGGCAGCAGAGGCTGAGATTGCAAGCACCACAGGACTACTATCTTCTGGTACATTGCCACCTGAGATGATGGCTAGTGTGCAGGCTCGTAAAGAAGCGGCAGAGGCAGCACTTGTCTCTGGCAACGCAGCCCGTGATGCTCGTGTTGCTGATGTAGCTGGCCGCACACTTTCGGTAGATAACCCAGTAAACGGTACTGTCGCTAGTAGCTATGGTCCTGTACTCCAGCCTAACCCTAATGAACAGCCGGGTGCAGACCCTGCGATGTACACTCCTGTACCCGCACTGACACCTAACCCGTCTGCTGTTGGTTCAGCTGATCCGTACGCACCTCCATACGCTCCTAGTGCAGGTGGTGTACTGCCTACAGCTAACAATGAGCCAATTCCTATGGGACAGGCTCCTGTAGACTTTGCAACTCTGGAAGCTCAGAACTCTACGAGCCCAGTCCTCATCAACACAACCACTCCAGCCCCTACCACTACCACTGCAAATACAGCAGCTCAGTCACCAGCATTAAGTACAACATCAAGTACAACTGCCACTCGTACCCCAGCCCTATCAAGAGGCGCAGGTAACATGACAGCAAATGCCCGTGGTTCCAACTTCGCATTCGATAGGACACCAAGAGGTGAAGCCCTAATGCGCATCGGTGGCGCTATGTACTCTGGTGCTCTTCAAGGTGATGGTCTTGGTGCCGCTACTCGTGAGTATGGTTCCATACAAGATGCAGATCGCGATAGAGCTGTAAAAGAGGCTGAGTTTTTGGAAGCGCAAAGAGTTGCTAACGCACGGCAAGCTGGGATTAACGCCCGTGCGGCTGCAAAAGGTGGCAGGGGTATGCCCAGCGCACAGGCACTAATGTACGGTCAGGCCGCGTTGAGTGCTATTGAGAGAACTGAAGCGCTTGTGGCGGCAGAAAAAGACTGGGCTCCTTGGGATAACACCACTGGCATCTTCGGCAACCTGCTAAAGAACTTTCCAGCAACAGCAGCTAATGACGTTATGGCGAACATTAAGACGATTGAAGCTGCTGTGGGTTTTGACAGGCTTCAAGCTATGCGTGACGCATCCCCGACAGGCGGTGCTTTAGGGCAGGTCTCAAATATTGAATTGGACTTACTGAAGTCATCTCTAGCAAACTTGAACCAGTCCCAGTCTAAAGGTGCGTTCTTGACTAACTTGGCCCAAGTTAAACAGGTCTACAACGATATTGTTAATGGCCCTGCTGGCGGCGGTGGCGCTGGATCATCCAATATGTCTGCTGCTGACGCCATTGTTGGCATTTAAGACTAACACGAGGAAGAACTATGGCTGAAGTCAATAGGATCGAGAAGTACGCCGAATGGCTCGTACAGAACAAAGACAAGCAGGGTACACCTGAGTTTGCTACTGTTGCCGAAGCGTACAAAACTATGCGTTCTGAGGCTTCAGCACCCACTTCACCTACACAAGCCGAAGCCCCAGCACAGGACACTAACGGCCCCATGCAGGGCTTTGGTGCTGCCTTCCGCTCTGGCATCGACCAGCCACTGGAAAACATGGCAGAGACAGCAGCGGCTGTTGGTGCAACTGGTACAGCAGAAACTCTCAGTAATCTTACGTCTGCACCTGAGAACTACGAGTCAGCATCTGCCAAGTTTATCGAAGGCGACGAAGATGGCTCTTTTGCCTACAGATACCTCCCGAAGGCTGCTGTTGAGCAAATTGGTCAGTATGCTGGCTCTCTTATCACACGAGCAGGCGGTGCTGCTGTTGGTACAGCTGTTGCTGGCCCAGCGGGTGGCGCTGTTGGTGCATTCGCTGGTCCGTTTGCCTTCGAGGCAGTCCAGCTCCTTGGCCCTATTGCCAATGAACGCGCACGGAACAACGGACGCGACAAGCCAAACAAAGATGACTTTATAGCTGCTGCACAAACGGCAGCGGCATCTGGTGCCCTAAACGCACTGATCCCCGGTAAAGGTGGTATCGTTAAGAGAACTGCCGCTGAGACTGCTACAGAAGGCGCACAGAGTGTCGTAGAACAGACAGGTTCAACAGCAGGTACTGATGTAGGTCTACAGATTGACCCACGCCAAGCAGCTGGTGAGGCCATCTTGGGTGGTACAGCCGCTGGTGGTGTAAATGTTGCACTTACCACAGTGAATACTGCTGGCGACAAAGTGTTTAAGCCTAAAGAAGACCTAGACCCTGAGACATCCCAAGCTGCATCTGATGTGTCTGCATTGTTGCAGCGTGTTGCTGATGATAACGGCTACAACCTCAAGGATATCGACTCCAGCTCCAAGAAAGGTGCCGACCAAGCACTTGCAGGCGCTCGTTCAGAGCTAGTTGAGCAAGTAAAAGGTGCCGTAAAGGAACTGAAGAGGAAGGGCCAATACGAAGCTCTAAGCTCTAATGATCAGGCCGTATTTGATAGCGCCGTATCTCAGTCTAACGGCAAGGTATCTGCCACAGTCACCAAAAAGAACTTTGACTTCATGCAAGATCGGTTTGGCAACACAAACGAAGGTCAAGTATTGCTCAATGCCTTTCGTCGCTCCAACGTACTGACTGAAGTCTACGCTGGTGGACTAAAAGGCGGTGTGTCTAAGTTCACCGATATGTTTAACCCGCTGCCTTCTATTGGTAGAGCCTATAATCCAGCTGGTATGGTAGCAGGCAACATCAACACTGGTGCAGCCCTAGCAACTGGTGGTGGCTCGTTAGCAGCACAGATACCTCTCGTAGTTGGTGGTCGTGCTATAGATGCAGTCACTGGACGCAGGTCCAAGGTTAATCGTTTCGTCAAGAAGAACCGTAAAGGCGATGGTCTTGCTGATCCCACAGCTCCAGAGTCTCGTAATCTCACGCAAGAAACTAAAGATCGTAGAGCTGCGCAATTAGCAATTGATGCTCAAGACAGATTGGACAGGAGAAACGCGGCAGATGCTAGACGCGATGCAAAAGACGCAAATCGTGCGGCAAAAGAGCGTGTAAAAGATGCTGAGAGAGCTGCAAAGGCACGGCAGCAAGCTGATGATGACCTCCGCAAGTTCGAAGAGGGCCAAAAGCAAGACTTCTTCAATGAGGAAGAGGCCAAGCGGAATGCACAGCAGTATGTCAATGGTGAGCGCCCACTTCCTAAGTCTCCTCGTGGCATAGTCCACTCTGCAATCTTTGAGACTTACGGTTCGCAACGGCGATCAGTAGCTGAACTTGATGCTGACATTATGAAGGCACTCGATGAAGTTCTGGCTGCACCATCCACCACTGTTGAGCGTAAGAGAGCTATCGTTGCCTATAAACAGTCACTCACGAGTGGTAAAAGTGTTTTAGACGGTAGTCCTCTCAACGATGTTACCTCTCTCATCCGGTCAAAATCTCTTAACTTTGAGTCAAAACCAAAGAAGAAGGTAACAAAACTGTCTGCTGCGAAAGAGGCGGGTAAGATTGCCAACCAAGAGGCCCTTGCTGACCTCAAAAAAGCGATGGACAGTGATACATCAATAAGAGCTGAAGATAGGGGTGTCCTAGACAAAGCATTTAATGAACTATCTGGCCCATTGGGTAAGAAGCCAATGAAGACGGTCAATAGGATAGCAAAAGAGGCTAACCGCGATCTGATGAACACCAGCCTCTTCGATAAGTACCTAAAGCCTTACATTGATCGAGTGAAGGAACAGCAAGAAGACTACCAGAAAACGGTAGGCTTTGACCTCTCTGGTACTGAGTAACTCAAGGAAGCAAATCGTGAATAAGACAGCATTTGACTTGGTGCCCTTCTTACAGGGCATCGAAGCTATAAAGGCGTCTAGCCTCAGTAGTTCTGACAAAGACAAGGTACTCGCAGAGATGGCAGCGGCACTTCCTGCCCCTGTGTTCTGCAAGTCCTGCCCAACGACCCTCAAGATAATTGGAACATTAGTAGGAGTAGCAGATGCCAGTGCCCAAAGTACCAAGAAAAAAGGCACCGAAGAAAGAGTTGACCCACCCAAACAGGGCGACACCAAAAGCGAACAACTACTTCACAAACCTAATGAAAACCGAAGAGGGAAGGGCGCTAAGAAAGCAGTGGTCAACAAAAAAGCGTAAGAACGCAGGAAGGCCGCAGGGAACACCTGATGGCTACACCCTCGAAATGATCACGCCGATCAGGAAACAGGCAAAAGCAGATGCTGAAAGGATCGTAGCTATCATGGCCAAAGAAAATGACATTGATGACGTGTATGCCATTGAGGCACTCAAGGCAGCAGTCGAAATCATGCGTGAACCGGGGCAAAACCGGGACCGCCTAACAGCAGCACGAATGGTCTTGGACTTCACCAAGACTAAGCCTGCCGCAAAGAGCGAAGTCACTATCGGTAAAGCCGAGGCATTCTTGGAGTCGCTCTTAGTAGTCACTCCAGAGGATGAGCAAGCCGAAGATGGACAAGAGACTTAAAGTAGTACGCCGCAAACTATACGATGACTTTGACTTTTACAGTAAGTCAGCCCTCAAGATCAGAACCAAGGACGGTGACATTAAGTCACTCAACTTGAAGCCAGCCCAGCGCATTCTCCAGAAGGCCGTAGAAGACCAGATGGAGACTGAGGGTAAGGTTCGCATCATTATCTTGAAGGCCCGACAGCAGGGTCTATCGACCTACGTTGGCGGCTATCTGTACTTTAACGTGTCCCAACGTAAAGCCTGCAAGGCTATGGTTGTCACACACCACTCCGACAGTACCCGTGCCCTCTTCGACATGACCAAGAGATACCACGAGAACTGCCCTGAGTTACTCAAGCCTCACACTAAGTACAGTTCTCGCCGGGAACTTACGTTTGATGTCTTGGATAGCTCGTTTGTGGTTGCCACAGCTGGTGGTGAGAGCATTGGTCGAGGTGAAACTCTTACCCATGTTCATGCCTCAGAACTTGCCTTCTGGCAGAAGTCTACCGCTCTGGAGAACTGGAACGGTATGACACAGGCTGTACCCAGCAAGAAGGGCACTGCCATCTTTGTCGAAAGTACGGCCAATGGTGTCACTGGTATCTTCTATGACCTCTGGAAAGGTGCCGTAGAGGGAACCAATGGCTATGTGCCAGTGTTTATCCCTTGGTACATTGATCCTGAGTATCGGGAGCCTGTGCCTGAGAACTTCGAGCGGTCCCCAGAGGAAGAAGAGCTGTGTGAGAAGTATGACCTAGACGATGAGCAACTTATGTTCAGACGCCGCAAGGTTGCACAGAACGGCATCGACCTCTTTCGACAGGAGTATCCCGCAGAGCCAGAAGAAGCCTTCCTGACAACTGGACGCCCTGTGTTTAA